TAAAACTCTTCAATCCGCTCTCAGTTGAAACTTACTCAATTAACTACCGAAATTTATAACTTGATTTTTCTTGAAACTAATTTAATATTTTAATAAAAAAAAGAGGGTAGGATTTTTTCCTACCCATTATTTTATGAATTTCTTAATCTCCTCCATGTCTTTTTTTAATTCTGTTTGATCCTTTTGCATTGCTTCAAGTTGATTAACTGTTTTTTGCATAGTGTTTCTAAAAAGCTCAAAAGTTTTACTATCTTTCCATAAGAAATAAAGCAATAAACCGCCAGGTATTCCATAATTTTTTAATACATATTCTATTATTCCCAAAAATTGTTCCATATAATCACCTATAATCCTAATACCTTATCCCAAAAATTATAATATTCCTTAGCCTCCTTTGTCTTATCTACAATGGCTCTATCTTTATAACCTTCATTTAGTAATTTAGGTTTCCAAGATGTTTCACCAAAGCATCTGACAGCTATATAAAATCTTCTTATAGTTCTTTTATCAATTCCAGTTTCTTGCATAATATGTCTAAATATTTTATCTGCTAAGGTACGATTAATACCTGTATTGTTATAAGCACTATATAAATAATCATGCACTATTGCAGCTTTAATATATCGACCAAATGGATTATATAACCACTGTAAAGAATGAGGCACTGATGCCCCATCCGTTACAAAACCTTTAAAAATTGTTATATCATATCCATTGATAGAATAAACATAATCTTCTAATAATACAGCTTTTCCATTTGAAATTGGCTCAAGTAGAAGTTTAGTTTTTTCCATTTTTGCCTTCTTTTATTCTTTGGAATACAGGTTGAAGTTCCTTAACTACTGCATCAATAGTAGTCTCATTTATAAAGATTCTTAGATGTCCTGGTAATTTAGATACAAACTCTTGAACAGCTTTTTTCTTTAACTCTCCAAGACCTTTACCTTGTATCATAAGTTCTTGCTCCAAAGCTTCTTTTCTTACTTCATCTTTTCCTTTATATCTCCAAGATAATAGAAAATAAACTACCAATGACACAACATAACCTAACACATTCCATAATAATTCTTTTTCCATAATTACTACCTCCTAATAATTTAAAATTTTTTATAAATTTGTCTTGCCAGACAATTATTATTTAAAACTTATTTTATCGGCTCCCTTAATTTGCCAATGAGGAGCATCTTTAAAAGTTCTCCAACAATTTCCACCCCATTCAATATTATATTTTTGCAATAGCCCTTTATCTTTAGCTATATTGTAAATATCTTGGTAATAGTGGAAGTCTTTCAAAGTTCCTTTATAAACTCTATCAACTATAACTCCAATATCAACTGCATAACCTAGACCATCATATTTGATTTGATGATTAGACTTTTTTCTAAATCCATCACAATTTGTTACTTTTAATCCTTTTATAGTTCTACCTTGCTGGTACAACTTATTTTGTTCTTCTGGTGTACTTACACCTCTTAGAATTCTAAAATCCCAAGGGCTTATTAAAATCAATTCTCTGAAAAAATTAATCAAATTTGGATGTACACCTTTTAATTTATCCAAGCTTGCTTGTGATAAAACAAACATATATACCTCCTTAAAAAAATGACCTTCTGATAGCCTTTTTAACACATTTTAAAAGAGGTAGCTATACTAAACTACCTCTACTTTTTTAATTAACTCATAGCTAATTTTGTATGAATTTCTTTTCTTTTGGATTCGAACTCAGTTTTTGTCAATTCCTTTGGATTAACTTTTGTTTTAAAGTAATGTTCTGTATCATAAACAGATTGTGTAAAAGTTTTTCCAAAACTAGCCAATACTAAAGATTTTTCTAAATCTAATTCTATTCCAAAATTATCCTCAAAATACCAAGTTATCGGTTTTTCTTTCCCCTTAATAATTTTTTCTGCTAACATAAATGTTACGTTTGAAGCAAGTAATGTTATATCTTTAAATCTGCATCTTTGCCTATGTTCTTTCCCATCAAGTTTATAGTCAAACCCATATTCCAATATTTCGGCTTTTATATTATCTATCAAATCAATGTAATCTTGGTACTCTTTTTCATTATCCAACAGCCAAAGCCCTTTCTCTTTATCCCAATACATATACTTTTGATTCCCAGATGGTTTAGGTACTGTCATTAGTTTCTTATCTTTTATAAACTCTCCATCCTCCAGCTGCACCTCTATATTTGCTCTTACCTTCTCTTCTTTTGTCATCTCTCTTAAGACATCATCTTTGTAAATCGGATATTGATAAGAAACATCAGTAATTATCATATCTTGAGTATATCCTTGAAAATATGATGTTGGCGATTTTAATACATCTTCTAAACTTTCTGCATAAACAGAAAAGATTAATTTTTCTTTTTTATAAAAATTTATTGTTTTCATTTTTTCTCCTTTCAAAAAAAAATAATTTAGGTAGCTTGCTCCATCTACAAGCAGATTTAAAAATATGTATAGATTGGAAAATCTAATCAAAACTAAGACTTTTAAAATTCCATCAAATGAAATGGAAGGTAAGATGGCATTTCAAACAACTGGTGGAAATTATGTTCTTTACGAAAAAGGAATTGGGAATTTTAAAGCGAGATTGGGTATTCCACAAAACTCTATAATTGTATCTGTTATGCCATCACAGACATTAGGATATCTTGAATACGCAACCTATGATGAAAATGATGATTCTATGTTCACAGGATTTTTGATATATCCTACAATTCAAAACAGAACAGCTTCTGTTTTGGTTAAATATATTTAACTAAATGTTTAAGTTAGTTTATTGAAAACAGATATAGATACACATGCTCCATTAGGGTCAGCCACTAATTTCAAAATATTAGTATTAATATTTAATTCAAATTTAATACCATTAAATAATGTATAATCAACTATATTTGTATTTGTGGAGTTATCTAAGGCAACATAATATGATATTCCTTCCCACATTCTAACCTTAAAATAATAATCTAATATATTGTTATATGTAACATAATCTGGGAACTTCCCACTTGTACCAACTGGTACTGGTCCGCCTCCATTATACATTATTTGATATCCATTTCTTTTTAGATTTTCCAATCTATCCAAAAGTGAGTTATTGTCTAATGGGATAAAATTAGCAACATTAGCCGACACATCACTATTTTGATTTAAACATTTGTACATCTTTCTTGTATTTCTATCATAGTAAATGTAGTTAATATCCTTAACTCCAGATGTTTGAATGTCTCCACCATAACCTACACAACCAGCTAATCTCGCTAACATCATTCCTTCTAATGCTTTTCCTTCTTCTGTTCCGAATTGTACTATCCCAGCTTTTTCTCTTGTTGCTCCATTTTTAATTTCTGTAACAGCATTGTTTAATTTTTCAGTTTCTTTATCAATCAACTCTGCATTGTGGTTAAAATTTTCTACGTTGTAGTACTCATTTCCTTGCGGTTTCATCAATCTTAAATATTTAGTATATTCTGCCATCTCTATCTCCTTTCATCATAAATTTCTTGATGTGTCTTATTTTTTAATTCATCATTTTTTAGATTACTCATTTCTATATGTTTATGATATTTTCCAACAACAGCACTATCTTCATAAAGTCTTGTGTCATAAATTTCTTTATGATTCTTTGCTTTTAAAGAACTATGCAATAAATAAGCTACCTGATTATGCGTGTTATACCTAAATTCAATTTTAAAATTCAGGTGAGCAGGTTTATTAATATAAATGAAATTCTTGAAATTATCTAAGTTCTGAGGTATTCCAACTACAGATGTAAATTTTATTGTAAATGAATAATTTCCATAATCTTCAATTATTTCTATTTCTCCATTTGTGAATATCTTAGCTTGTTCTTTTAAAACATGAGTTGTAAAGATATTTTTTGATAGTAAAGTATAGATAATTCTATCTTTTCTATCCTGTAAACTCCAACCATTTTTATAGTCTAATTCCATAAACCTTTCATAATTAGCCACTTGTTGCTCATTAAAAAAAGCTATAAATAATAGCTCCTTATATTTTTGTATATCATTTTTAGCATATTCACAGATTAAATCTAATGTTCTGATTAAATCTTCTTGTAAAGTATTTCTAGCTACTTTAGAGACTTTTTTAATTAATCTATTGCTCATTTATAATCACTGTCCCAACTACTAATATCTCATCGTCAGCAATTTCTATATTAGAATTAGAATTGTTTACTTTTACAAAGTTATCATTTACTCCGTCTACTTCTAAAATAGCTTTCTCTAAACGATTGATAGATAGTATTGTCTTATTAACTTTCTCAAATGTAGCATTCCCAGTTTTTATAACAGCTTTTAAAAGAGATTCAATCTTTTCTTTTACATCTGATAAAGCATATCCAGATTTTAATATAGTATTCACTTCTATATTTATAGTCTTAGCTCTAAAGCTTTCTATAGTTACATCAGCTCCAACAGGTCTACCGTCATCGCTCTGTATTCTTTCTCTAACTTTTTGAATTAGACTAGAATCAGCTATATCATTATTATAATTAGCAATTAGAACTTTAACAGTTCCATTACCATTCCAAAGAGGTTTTACTAAGACTTTTCCAACTCCATCAACTTGTTTAGCCCATTGCTCATAATCATATATATTTCCACTGTGAGCAGGTCTTGTAGCTTTTTCTTTAGCTCTTGCAACTAGTACAGAATTAGGTTCTTTATCATATCCATTTATAATTTCTTTTTCGTTCGTAACACTGTAGATATTGCTATTTTGAATTTCAAAAGTTGTAATTTCTCCTATTGCAGCATTACCTATTTTTCCTTCTGATAAGCATTCTATTTCTATCTCTGCAACTCCAGCTGTGCTAAGATATTCTTTTCTTAAAGATTTATATTTTATACCATCTCTATTAAGAAATATTGTATTTTCTTCTATGATAGAGTTTGCTTTTCCTGTTATTTTTAGAGTTCCTTTTGCCTTAGTTCCTACCCTTCTTTTTACTCCAAACATTAGAGCATGTTTATCAATGTATTCATCTTCTGTAGCTGTATCTATAAATGTTTGTTTCTCCCAAAACTCTAACTCTTTATAAACTTCTTCTGCTGTAATTCCAAATGTTGCAGCAATATCAAAATTGAAAGTCCCTTCCATTTTTGAAAGTGGGTTTTTAAGATTATCCAGGAAATTATTTCTTAATTCAATTTTATCTTTCATTTACACCTCCATTTTTAGCTCTCCATACACAGTTTTAACATTAAAGGTTATTTGTGGAACATATTCATCCTCGTTAGAAATGTCAAAATTATAGCACTCTGTGATATAAGGATTTACTAGTAATGTATCCCTTATTTGGTTTATCATTAAAGCATCTTTAATTGTTTTATGATAGATAGTTCCTATATTAGTTTCTAATTCACTCCCATATTCATCACTATGCACATCAGTATATCTAAATCTTTCAGTCTTTAATGCTTTGAATATCCATACTTTTAAAGCTTCATTTTCTTCTAAAACTTTTATATCATTCCCTTCTTTGATATACTCTCCAGTTTTAAAGTCTATAGCATATTCTTTAAAAATTGGCATTTCTTCAATTTCTGTTTCTGATTTTTCAAGAAAAATATTAAAATCTTTTTCCACATTACACCCCCTTTATTGCTCCACTCGGCATTTTAACTATTTTTGTTACAACTACATAATGTACACCCATAACAAGAACAAGTACTTCATCGCCTTTTTGTAATGTATCCTCGAACCAAATATCCTTGTGAGATCTGTATGTTCCATTGCCTTGATATTTTCCTTTTCCTGTCAATTTTGGAATTTTATGTCCCATAGTATCTGAAGTATCGTTATCATAGTCATAGTTAGATATGTCTATTTTTATATCATCTATAACTCCATCTATCATATAATCTCTATGATAGTGAGGTAATAAGTAATTGCTGCAATAAATTTGCTCAGATGGTATAACTTCCCCATCAAATTTAATTGTTAGATTTGGTGGTGGAGTTTCAACAGATGCTTTTATGATAGATGTTCCTTTTGTAGCTTGACTTATCATTTTACCTATCATTAATCCTAAATCACTCATTTCTTATCCCACCCTTCTGGAAACAGTTGATCTAATTTATCTACTTTTTTATTTTTCTCTTTTTTAGCTTTTTTACTTTTTTTAGTTTTATCACTTTTTTTAACTTTTTCTTTATTTTCAAATTCTGCTTTATCCATTACATTTTCAAATGCAAGCTCAACATTGCAATAATGAGTTTCCCCTTCAAATATATGAGTATCTGATTTAACTAAGAAATCTCCAACAAGCCCAGTATGTGGCTCTTGTATTCCTATATTGTATCCAGCTTGAATTAATATATTTCCTAGACATTGTAATTTTGCACTTTTTTCTACACTTTTTAGCATCTCTTTAGCATTTGCTATATTATCTACATCTTTTTCAAATTGCATGACTTGTTGAAATAGTCCAAATTTCTTTTTATCTTCTGCATTCTCTACTTTATTAAGTATTTGTTGCTTCTCATTTTCAACTTTATAGATAACTATTTGATTTATCATATTCTCTATGCTTTCTTCATATGAAGATGTAGAAATGTTATCAGAACTTGTTAAAAGAACATCAGCATGTGTTCCTTGCTCAATTATATCTATTGCTTTATCATTACTTACAATAGAATAAATCTTTTTATTTTTTCTATGTTGAATAGTGTAAGCATTTAATATAATTTCGTATCCGCTTCTGTCAATAGCTGGATAAGTACAAGTAACTTCATCTTTTGGTATTTTACCTATTTTTAAATTAAGTTCTCCGCAGATTTCTTTTAATATTTCACTTGGCTTTTTTCTAAAGAAATTTTTAACAAAGTTATTTTTATTTAAATAAATAGAGTTATCATAAGCATAGAATGTTTTAACATCTGTTTCTCCTTTTCTTGAATGAAAAAATACTTTTCCAACAAATAATTTTTCATCATCATAAGAAAATTCAATTTCATCTCCTATTTCAGTTATGATATCTCCTAAATACTCAACTTCTAACTTTCTAGCCGTTCCATGAATTGCACCACTCCATATAACCTGAATAAAAATATTTTTATATTCTTTTCCATTAACATATATTTTTACTTTTTCCATATTATCACCTTTGAAGTAAACCTCTAGCTACATCTAGCAGTGTTTTATTTTTAGTAAACTCTATTAAACTTATTTCTACATCTATATCTCCAGTTCTTTCAACTATAGAAAAATTTAAGCTTTGAATATAACATTTAAAGAAAATATTAAATTCAGGAACAATTAAAGTTAAAGGCTCTTTATCGTTTTTTAATTTAGTTAATGTTTCTACACTTCCTGAAGGAGTTGCTGATAATAAATAATTAAAAAAAGGAGATTTAAGATTAGGAAAAAATGTAGAAAAACTAATTCTTTCAGCTTTTCTATTTCCTATTAATGTCTTTTCTCCTACGTCAATTATTTTAAAAATCTGTGTGTCTTGCTCACTTTCAATCTTTAAATCCAAAGGTGGAACCACAAAGAAAAAAGGAGTACTTGTAGAATTTTTCAATAAAATAAATGTTGGTTTCATACCGGGCCTCCTTTAATTTGTTATTTGTACATAATTTTTTAATTCTGCCATTATTTTTTGTTTAGACATTTCTGCAGTTTTTTCTAAATCCGCTTCATTTTTTATTACAACTCCACCCATATTAACATTTACCTGAGGAGAAAAATTAGTAGTAGATGCTATAGGAGCTTTAAATCCTAGATTTTCAAATGATTTTTCATATTCAGATTTTGGCTTTTTAGGTAGAGGTTTTCCAATTGATATAGGTTTATTTAAAGACTCGACAGTTTTATTTTGTTGTACAACTTGTTCTTTAGCTAAATCTTGAGGTGATAATTTAGCAAGTCTTCTTCTTTCTTTAAAGTCTTCATCAGTTTCTTTCATTAATTGCTCTAGTCCTTTTCCTGAGCCTTTATTTTCTTTTATTTTTTCTTTTAACATATTTGCTTTTATGTACATGATTTTATCATCGCTATCTGTTTTACTATTTCTTAAATCTATAGTTTCTAAATCTTTTTCAGCTTGTGCATTAGCTTCATCCCAACTATACCCTTTTGATTGGTATTCTTTTCTTAATTCCCATTTATTCTTTGTTCTTCCTATTTTATCTCCTATCCAGTTTCCAACAGACCTACCAGCCTTATATGCTACATAACTTCCAGCAACATATTTTCCAGCACCAGGAAAAATATTCTCTGCCATAGCTGCTACTTTTAATGCAGCAAATCCTTTAATAGCCTCAGCTGTAAGAGAGAATATTCTATTAAAATAAGCCTCAACATTTTGAGTATCAAAAGTTCCTTTAGAATTTAATTCAGCCATTTTAGAAGTAAACTTATTTATGAAGTCAGTTGCAGTTGGTGCCAATCCTTCTCCAATAGATATCTTTAAGTCATCAACAGCACTTCTAAATTCAGCAATTTTATTTTTAGTTGTATTTCCCATTTCATTAGCCATTTTATCTGTTGCACCACTTGCATTTAATATTGCTTTTTCTGCTTTTTCTATCCCTTCTTTTGAAGTTCCTAATAAACTATTCATTACTTTTAATCCTTCAGAACCTGCAATAGTTGTTAAAAAGTAATTTCTTTGCTCATCATTCATATTTGCAAGTTTAGGCTTTAATTCTTCTAAAATTTTTCTTAATCCTTTAAACTTA